ATAGCCTGGCTATGGATTGACTGCTTTTTTCAAATCCGTACCGGCTTTAAATTTAGGCGTAGTATGGGCAGCGATGACCAATGCCTCGCCGGTCTTAGGGTTACGACCTTGACGTTCTGCCTTGTCTACAACATAGAACGTACCGAAACCGGTTAATCGAACCTCGCCACCGGCAATCAGCTCGTTAGTCACAACAGTCTCAAAGGCATTCAAGACATCAGCTGCAGTAGATTTACTTACGTTTGCTTTTTCGGCCAATGCGGCCACCAATTCAGTTTTATGCATGATTAACTCCAAATGATTTAATAAAAACGGCAGACCGTGCCGCGCGGTTAAACTCTTTAATCTTCTCCGCCCAGCCAGTTGTCTTCATTTTGGTCTTTCCAATCGTCTACCCGAAATACCAAGTGGATTAACCAATAGACGAAGATTGAGGCAGAAAATAAAAACAGCAGCATGGTCACACTTTCGCAATATCCAAGTTCATCAACTGATACTCGCCGTCTTGACCACGTTCGTAAATCCGTACAAATTGCTTGCTTGTATGAACTTGCAAACTATCGCTCAAAGCATCCATAGCGCGTTGCCATTTCTCATCTTTAATTGCCAACCGGCGCAGCCCAAGAACACGAGCAGTAGAGATATTGCCTTCTTTATCAACCTGGAATGCCGCATTAATGAGCGTTTTCAACTCCGTCCGGCTGCCCTCAGTCCACTCATTGATGCACTCATCAATCAAAGCCTTGGCGGCAAGCAGACCTTCATCAAAGACCAGCGTGTCCTGCATAGCAAGATTTACACGATATTGCCCGTCGAAGCTGTGAAGAGTGACATTGCCTTTCTTGCCGCCCAACGATACGTCGTAACGGTCGGCGGAAAGCTGTACAAACGCCGCAATATCCTCAACAGCACCACGTTTGAAATCCACAATCTTTTCTTGTACCGACCGAGCCTTTCCTGCCAGCTCCATGACCAGCTCGTCGCGCAATAAATCCATTTCCTTAATATTGTCTACCGGCACCAAATTACCTTTTGCATCTTTGCGGTATTTGCTCAAATCCAGTTCATTCATTTTTAATACCTTTCTGCCTGTCGGCATATATCTTTCTACATTCATCCACCGTCCGGTGGCGTTGGCCGTGTATCCAATCCCTGTTCATACAGGGTGCAGTTTTCAATACTGCCAACTTCTGTTTCAATGCTTTTGCTTGCTGTTTACCGTATGTAGTAGGAGTATGTTTTTCATCCAACCTAGGCACCATCTTTATCTCCAAAGGCGGCAGATAGCGGATTAAGTCAGATGGATTCGGCCATTCGTTCTGTGAGACAGCGATACTCTCAAACGCCATTTTTACCCTTGATACATCACGATCAGGCTGCCATTTTTGTTTGAGCAGAAGGCCGTACCACACTTGGGCTACCGCCGTCAGATCTTTAGCAGCCGGTCGGCCTTTTAGATTTAAGGCAGATAGCAACATAAACCCTTTGGCGATTTCCTTTTTCAACCATTCATGCTGGTTCTCCATCTCCTGCCCACTCCATCAAATTCCCCACACCGGCACGAAGCTTTGTCCCTGATTCAGCCGCATTACAGACAGCAGGAGTTGAAGCCATTCTTTCCGGCTGCCAAAATGTAATGTTTTCCAGTAAAAATCCGTGACTTGTCAGTGGAGTTTTCAGACGGCCTGAGTCACGCGCCTCAATACACCGGTTTGCAGCCCAAATCCATGCTTCACGGGGAGCTGCATATTGCTTACGGTTGCGCTCGACCATCCTTGCCTGAATCATAGGCAGCAAATCTCCCAATAGCTTTGAAACTCTGTTAAAACTTAAATCCTTTTCAGCCGGACGAAACAGTGTCAAATACCGCAATATCGCTTTGACCAGCTCGTCCGAAATGCCGATCAGGGCAATCAGGGCTTCGCGGGCATCATCATGGGCGATTAATACATCCAAGCTCATCACCGCACCGCAGGTAGGGCAGCGTACTTTCATGTTCTTGCCTCCATCAGCCTTTTGAGGCTGCAATAAACCAAGTCGGAAAAATCAATAGCCGCATCACATGCCTGATCACCATCTTCTACATCCACCGGAGGGAAATAAAACAACCCGTTTCTCCAAGATGTATTTGCAGCGACAACCGCATAAACTTCTTCAAGCGTACAGCCCTCATTCAGCTCTTTACTCAGGTAATCTGTATCGCCTTCTTGGTTTCCCAAAGCAGTATCCTGAGTAACCTTGATAATGCCGTCACGGGCGATATTTAGATAAATTGTCATATCGCTGCCTCCAAATCCTTACGGCTCAAACACCGTAATGCCGTCTGAACCACATCCTCAATTTCATCCGATAGCCGGGACGACACATACATCATCACAAACTTACCCGACACCGTTGTCAGCTCAGTGACAAGATGACCGCCTTTTTCGCGCCATACCGACACTTTGATTTTGCTGTAATCCCTGTTCATTTTTCCGCTCCGATGGGCTCCAAAACTACGCCTGCCATTTTGTCCGTATCGCTCATTCCGCCATACACCGCCTCCCATAACTGATCGGCAACCTCTTTATCGCAGTTTGGCTGTACAGATTTACTGCTAATGGTTTCCCAAAAAAAAGCTTGACCGGCCCCAACGATGAAACACAAACAGATAACTTTAATTTTCGTACGCATACTCATCTCACACCCCCCGTACCACATCGCCGTCAACAAGTTCAAATCCCAATTCCGCCGCCTGATTCATCGCCGCTGCCACAAGATTGTTGACAGCCAGAGGATAGAGCAGGCTGTTCTGTTCAATTCCTTTGCTCGTTCTGCTCTTCACAGTCAAACGTTCCGCAACCGCATCCACCGCACTTTGGTTCAAAACTTTTGAAACATCCGCACCGACCCGGGCAAACTTGTGTTTCAAATAACCTTCCAGCTTGCCGTCAGTCAGAGGCAGGAGGGTAACCACCTCGCAACGTTGCACCACCTCGCGCACAGCAGGATTGTTTTCGCTGAGCTTTTGCGCCAACTCCGTCTGTCCGATTAAGACAATACCAAGCAGTCGTTCAAAACCGCTCTTCAGCTCAAAAAAGCGTTTCAAGTGTTTCAGGGTCGGCAGAGGCAGACCGTGAGCCTCTTCAATCAGCAGCAGGTGCTTGTTACCGGCTTTTGCGCTTTCAGTCAGAGCGCGATGAATTTGGCGGAAACGAGCCTCCGGACTGCGTTTCGGGCTTGTTCCAGGCGCAACCGCCTCCAAAATTGCCTCAGCGATATGTACCGCTTTGAGTGTCTTACCCTTTTGGTCGTTGTCTTCCATGGCCAGCACATAAGGCTCAATCAACACAATCTGACGGCCTTCGCGGTTGATACGGTCTTGCAGGTCTTCGCGCAGTGTGGATTTACCCGCGCCGCTTTCACCGACCACCGCCACAAAACCGCCATGACAGGCCGTCTGAAACATTGCCTCACGTACATAACGCACGTCAGGGGTCATATACACATCGTCTGCCGACTGGATTTCATCGTTGAACGGGTCGCGGAATAATCCAAAATGCTGTTTTGCGGCTTGGTTCAGGGTTGCTTTTCGTAGTAACATCTCATTGTCCTTGTCTTCGTAAGTTGCTTGGGCAGGTGCGGTTTCCGGCTCGTTTCTCAGGCTCGCTGGGATTTCCGCACCATTCTTTTCAAAAAATTGTTTCAATTTCCTTCGCAGCTCGGCTGCGTTTTTTTTCGGCCATTGCCCGTGATTGACTACCGCCACCAGCATCGGCTTGCTGCATCCGATTTCGGCTGCGGCGGCGGCATAGGATTTGCCGATTTGCTTAAACATTGTCTTCATTTCCGGCAGCCTTTCCGATTTCGACCGAAAAATCACTCAGTGCCGCCAGTGCGTCCGCATCTAAAAAACTCGCGCCGTAATTCACTTTCGGCAGGAAAAAGTCGTTTAAAGCACGTGCAGATTCAGCCAGCTTTTTCAAATTTTCATACTCTTGTTTAGAGATAGTTATTGCTTCCATTTTTAATCCTCCGCAAATGCGACGACGTCGTCGCATTTGCCTAACCGGTTTTATGTAATTTCAGACGGCCTGCCGTTTTCAGCTTGTCAAAAACCGCTTCCAACTGACTGGCGGCCACACCGCCTGGGTAGTGTTTGGTAATGAGCGCAACAGCCTGTTTCCAGTCGCCACCTTCGGCTTCGATACGCGGCTTCAACAGCTTCGCTATTTCCACCTTGCTCAATACCTGCTCGGCGACTTCCATCCGGTTGTATTCCATCTGCTGGCCGCCACGCTCTAAATAGAGCGTATTGCGTGTAGCGAGCGTATCTTCTTGGTGCTTGAATGGATCTATAGACCCGCCGAACGGTACAGCCTTGCCTTTTCGATTGGCTGCGGCCTGTTCCAGCGTTTCCGCTCCCATAGCCATCTTGTCGAGCTCCTTCGCATGTTGCTGGGCAGCAGTATTGCCCGGTGCCTTGTACTCCTCGCCGATGACTGCCGAATCGGCTCTGAAGCCCATATCGTCAAACACCACTTCCGGCACAGCCACCCATGTTTCTCGGCCGTCTGCATCAAACGTTGCTACTCGCGCTCCGTTCTCTTCCCAAGGGTTTTTGGCTACTAAAACCTTCTGCCCAACCAATATGCCCTGAATGGCTTTCACACTGTAGAAACGACCGCCGAAGCGTATTTCCAAATCAGCCGATACCTTGGCTTCTTTTGGCGCACTGATTGCCAGCTCACGACAATATTCAGCAGGAGGCGGCAGGATCAGTTGCTCCGGTTTGATTTTGTTCCACGCCTGATAGCGGGTCATACCGTGACGGCTGTGAATCTGCGTACCGTTGTAGTAACGCATCCAACGCTCTGCCAGGGCATTCAGTTGGTCGATATCGTGTACCTCGGTAAAGCGCAAACCGCTTTCAAATGACGTTTCCACAATGTCATTGGCTTTCTCTACCTGACCTTTGGCACGGGGGTTGCCGGGTTTATTGATCTGCACATGCACATCAAGCGACTTGCACAGCGTTTTAAAAGCAGACGACGTATTCGCACTTCCCGGGTCAAGCATGACCATGCGCGGCACACCGCGTATCGGATCCTTATGTACATCCTCCTTGGCTTGCATCATGAAGATGAAGAAATCGCACAAGTTCGCACTCGTCTCGCCACCGAAGTAGTACCGGGCGACAATCGTTCCACTGGCATGGTCGGTGCCGGTGTAACGCCACACGCGGTCTTGCTCAATCTTCACAACATTTTTAGGTTTGTTTTTGTAGAATTCCTCCTCTTTCATCACCCTAAGCCCCGTATCCTTGCCGTGTCGCGGCAGGTAATACAAAACACACAAACTAGGGTCGATTTGCCAGCAATGATTCGGATGTTCAGATTTCATACGGCTGACAGGATCAGGCTGAAGTAATTGGTCGGGATGTAGCTTGTACTCTCGTAAAGCCCGGGTAATGGTGTTTTCAGAAAGAGGACTTACTTCTCCCGTTTCCTCATCAATCCGCGCCGCCTCGATTTTGCCGTTGGCTCGCAGCATCTCCACTGCTTGCTTGACCGACATCAACCGCTTTCCGTTGCGCCTCATGGCCTCCACCAGTACAGCCGAAATCAGTTTGGCTTCTTCCAGCTTCAGTTCCGTTTTACCGGCATCGCTTCGCCGTTTTCTGCTCGGCTTAACACTCACAGACTCCAATTTCCGATAGAGCGTAGCAAGCGATACCCCTAAATCCTGTGCCGACCGTTTCAGATACTCCGACCGTTCGCCTCGCCCAAGCAAAGCAGCTTGAGCCTCGATTTCAGTCAGTCTTTCTACCAATCCGGCGTTCATGATTTATTCTCCCAACCACTCCGGCGTCTCATCTTGAGGGGCTTCCATCGGTAGAGCGTAGCTCTCGCGGATGCCGTTGCAATCCAAAATAATCTGATTCAACGTCCCGACCATTTTTGCCTGATGGCTGATCCCATGTGCTTCACTGTGCGCATTAAGTTGGTCGAACAAATCTTTCAGACGGCTCACTTGGCTGCGGATACCGACCTCAAGGCTTGATAACTGCATCGTCAACTCACTGCCCACATCTTCCGCCTTCGGCTCTCTTACACCGGTTTGCTTCTTAGCCAGCTTTTCGGCCAGCTCGTCGACCTTCTTGTTCTTGTCGGCGATGACTTTGTCTTTCGCCTCCGCCGTTTCGCGGCTCTCCCGCAAGGCTACACGCAGTTCCTTAACAGTCATGCGGTCGACATCATCAAGCGTATTGCCGTTGATTTCGCCGCCTTCGGCAAACTCCAACAATGTGTCGTCATCTTCCACCAGCAGCTCCAGCAGTTTGGACTTTCCAAGTTTCATCAGCTGTGGCTGCGCCTGTTTCATTTTTGGGTCAATAAAGCGCAACGTGGCATTCATTAAGCGTTGCGATTCACGTCGGCCTAAGCCAAACTCTTTCTCGGCAATCTCAGCAAAACGGCCATGCGGCGTATGCTCTTTGATGATGATGAGTGCTCGACCCAGCTCAAACATACCTTCCATCGTTTGGCGTACCGCAAAGCGTCCCCGTTCAATCCAAACAGCCTCGTTGTAAGCCTCGCCATTTGAAAAACGATCCATAACCGCCATGCTGTGTATTGCCAGTTCGTTTGCCGTTGCACCAACCGCGTGTCCTAATACTTCCATTTTTGTCTCCTGCAAATGCGACGACGTCGTCGCATTTAATAAACTCGTTGTTCAATTTCCTGCAAACGTGCAGTCAAACGTTCTTGTTGCTGTCTGAAACGTTCCGCGATTTGCAAGGTTTTAATGCTGTACGCAAAATTGCCGTTATCCAGCTTGACCACTAAGCCCTCGGCAATCAGGTCTTCCAAGTCCCGGCTGACATGTACCGGCGAAATACCGAGGCCGTCTGAAATTTCCTTATTGCTGATGCCGATAATCGGATGGGCTTCCAATGCCTTAAAGACTTTCAAAAGTCGTACGCCTTTGGCACTCATCACGCACTCCGTTTCACTTCATCCAATTTGGACTTCATCCCCAGCTCAACCGCGATTTCATGCGCCTTACCACGGCTTGCCTTAACGTTTCCGTTCAAAATCCGGGACACATAAGTCGGGTCATAGCCACGCGCATCGCACCAATCCTTAATCGTTTCACCGCGTTCGCGGAAACCTGCTTTTATTTTTTCTGCTTTCACGGAATATCTCCTGTTTCGTTCTCGTGTTAAAATTCTGATTGTTTAAAGATTTAAACAATCTTGGTTAAATGTTGTGTAAATAATAGTGGAAATATCCCACTATTGCAAGGTTTATTTCCACTTATTTGAGGAATTTTAGGTATGGTTTTGGAAAAAATTAGGCAAGTTATTGAATTTAATAAGATTACAATCGACGAATTTGCCGAAAAAATTGGAGAAAAACCGACCAGACTGAAGGATGTACTGCGAGGAAAGCAGCGTCCGCCGCTAGAAATGATCCAATCTATAGTGGAAATTTTTCAAATTGATGCAAACTGGCTGATAGGGAAAGGGAGAAATTTCCACCTTGAAGGGGAAATTGATAAAGATGAATACGCATACATCCCAATGTATGACGTAGAAGTGTCCGCAGGGAATGGGGCGGCGGCCTATGGAGTGGCAGAGCCGGCCAACCACTTGGCTTACCGCAAAGACTGGCTTAAGTTACGCGGCCTGTTTGCCAAAGACCTCAACTGTGTCACCGCACGTGGAGACAGCATGGAGCCCACCATCCATAGTAAAGACATGCTCTTGGTGGATACCTCAAAAAACAATCCGCGAGACGGACAAATTTACGTTATCCGCTCAGGAGAAACGCTTTGGGTCAAACGCATCCAAAAACAGATTGACGGCAGCCTGCTGCTGATTTCAGACAATGATACCTATCCGCCGATGTCGTTGATGTTGGCAGACCATCCCGATATTCAGGTCATCGGCCAAGTGGTTCAAATCTCAAAAGACCTGACATAACAAAGGAAAACTTATGAAGAAAACTTATTTTGCAGCATTGTTGCCGGTTTTGTGCCTACTGATACCGCATCAGGCTGTTGCTGCAGCCAAATGCAAAGATTTCCCGACACATCAAGCCGCGCAAAAGTATTATTTAGCCAAGAAGCCGGGCTGGAAAAGTTTAGATCGTGATGGTGATGGGAAAGCCTGCGACTGCAACCCCGGCGGCAACGGTAAGAAATGTCCGAAAAAGCATAAGAAATAAACCAATCAGACCAAGGGAAACTCATGAAGAAAATCTTACTTACACTATCGGTTTTAGTTGCCTTGTCTGCGTGTGGCGGCCAAGCTGAAGAACAACCGGCATCTGCCCAACCTCAAGAGCAGGCACAATCCGAATTAAAAAACATGCCGGTAAGCTATACCGACTATCAATCAGCAGCCAATAAAGGGCTTGCCGACCAAAAAACCGGGCTGACCCTGCCTGAACATGTATCCCCAACCGATAATGCAGAAGGGAAGAATCTGCTGCATGACTTTTCAGACGGCCTCACATTAACCGTTGATACCGATAAAGCCGACAAAATTACTGCCGTCCGAGTAGTTTGGAATACAGATGCAGTGCCTCAAAAAGCGGAAAAACTGTCCAAAGCCGCCGCAGCCTTGATTGCGGCAACCGCTCCGGAAGACCGCACACTGCTGCGTGATACCGGCGACCAAATCAAAATGGCGATTGACAGCCATAATGCTCAAAAAGAGCCAACCCGAGAATGGGCTCGTGGTGGGATTGCTTATAAAGTCACTGTTACCAATTTACCGAGCTTGGTTTTGACAGCAAAAGCTGAGTAAGAAACAGGCTACCTAAAGTTAAACAACCTATATATAGAAAATAGTAGAAAGGGAAATGATGTCTCAAAAAGTACTAAAAAATATTCAATACCTCCGAGTAGCTCAGGACGAGAAACTTTTTGATTTGGAAGGTGCCCTTAGAAAGCTTTTAGGGATCGCACAGACAGTAAATAGTACACAAATAGAGCAATATGGCTTTGTTTATCGAATTCAATATCGGAAGCTAGACTTTATTTTGAAAGAGTCCCAAGGAAATACACCTGAAGTTAAAAAAGGTTTGGTTTTACATATTGCTTATGGAATCAAAGATGAGCACATGCGTACAATGAATAATAATGTACCAGCTGAAAATGATGCGGGGGGAAGTACACCTCCTCCTAATGGTCAGTCATTTCTAACCAAAGAAGCATTTGTGTATATTAGTACACATCATGTCTTATTTGTAGGTAGTGGATTAAGACATGAAGCAGTATCATCGTATTTGAATAAATTAAATAATCAGTATTATCCTGCTAATACTGGGACCATTTCTAAAACTGATTTCAGCTTTAAACCAGTAGCTAATTTTGATAAACTTTCATTAATTCAACAGTATGGTGCTAAAAAGTTACATCTGAATGCTTCTGCATATCAACTTTCATTGGAGAATATTGATCAACCTGAGGAAAGCTCAGGTCTGGTTGCACAGTTTAAGCAATTAGGTCGTATTTTTAAGAAAGCAATTGGTCCAGAACCTACTGATGAAGAAATTAATGCTGCACAAGATATTAATGTTTGTTTGGCGCTAAGTTTAGAAGGAAATACACGAGCAGCAATAGAAGCGCAAGAATTTATCTCTGCACAGGCTGAACTAATCGCTGAGTCAGATGAAATTGATAGTGGATTTTATATTGAAACCCAAAAAGGCGATAAAATAAGACCTACTGATATCAGGTTGTCTAAGCCTATCCGAATTAAAAGATATGAACAAACTAACGCTCTAAACCAGTCTGAAGTTTTTGACTCCATGCGTTTGTATTTCCAAGAGCTCGAAAGAGATAATTTGACAGAATCATGAATAACAAAAGAACCCCAATAATTCGTTTTATCTTAATAGCCATTTTATCCGGGCTATTAGCTTATTTGGGGCAACCTTTTGTTCATGGGAACGAGAAAGCCGTTGATTTAGTTATTAACGTATTTGCAATTTTAGCTGGTTTTCTAATTGCCATTATGACATTGTTTAGTGATATGCGGTTTGATGAAGATGCAAATTGGCGACAAATTCAAATTCGTGAAGACGTCCAAGAACAACGGTATATAAAGCATTCCTTGCTCTTTTACACATATCTTGCCGTATTGGTTTGTGTCTTTATTGTCATCTTGTTGGCTCATAAAGATGAATACAAAAATGGATCAGCCATTTTTTGGCTTGAACGGAGCTATTTATTTTTAGCCTGTATTTCCATTTTTTATTCTGTATTCTTACCTGGGAATTTAATTAAAAGCCGAAAAGAAGAGTTTAAAAAACTCATGGAAAAGAAGAAACCCAAAATCTAGAACGAGTTTTAACCCCCTTTAAAAGCCCATTCAGACGGCCTTTTCTAAAATCCCTGTATTGATTTCAACCTCAATACAGGGATTTTTTATGTCCACCAAATTCAATCAATTCATTGAGCGCGTCCTCTCCCACGAGGGCGGCTATGTCAACCATCCCAAAGACCCCGGCGGCGAGACCAACTGGGGCATCACCAAACGCACTGCTCAGGCAAACGGCTACAACGGCTCCATGCGTGCCATGACGCGCGAACAGGCGATCGGCATTTACCGTCAAGCATTTTGGGAACGCTATCACGCCGATCAAATGCCGGAAGCGGTTGCGTTCCAATTCTTCGATGCCTGCATCAATCACGGTCATGGCAATGCTGCCCGTATGCTGCAACGCGCCGCAGGCGTGCCGGACGACGGCGTTATCGGAGCAGTCAGCCTCAAAGCTATCAATTCACTTCCTGAAAATGACCTCCTGCTCCGTTTCAATGCCGAACGTTTGGTGTTTTATACCAAGCTCGGCACGTTCACATCATTTGGCAAAGGCTGGATTCGCCGCGTGGCACAAAACCTGATTCATGCGTCTGCAGATAACACCGATTAAAGGGAGACAAACCATGTCAAAAAAGTCACTCATCGCCCTAATGACCGCAGCCATGCTGCCCGATTTCAGCCACAGCGAACTGGGCATTCGCTACGCCATGCCGACTCAGGGGTGCTGGACGCAAGCCCACCGCAAGAGCGGGGTAGCCGCCGCGAAACGCGCAGCCAAAAAAAAGCGTCGCAAATAACCGCCTTTTTCAAATGGTTGGGCGGCTTGGTATCTAATCCGGCCACAGGGAAAATCAGCCATACCAAACTATGGGCAAACGTGGCAGCCGCCTCTATGACCTATAAGTTCTCGCAAACAGCGGATGCGCCGGAATGGCTCTGGTGGGCTTATGGCGCATTGGTCGGCGGATATGCATTAATCAAACGCGGCATCGCGGCGATTCCGCAGGTCGCTGAAATCCATAAAGGAAAAGACGATGTGGAAAACGCTTAACCCTATTTGGCAGACCCTGATTCTGATTTTGCTGATAGCAGGTGCAGTACCAACGATTTATTTCTGCGGCTATAAGTCCTCAGCAAAGAAGGCAGAAGCTGAAAAAGCCGAAGTCATTGCTACTTATCAGGCTTCAGCCTTGGTTGCCGAGCAGCTCTATACCGAAAAGCTCAAAGCGGCTAATGAAGAAAAACAGCGTTGGTTTGATTTCGCACAAGCACAAAGCCGCGATTTGGCAACCGCCTATCAACAAATCGGCCGCCAAGCGGCTCAATTGGAGAAGCAGATTGATGAAACTGTACAAAAAGACGGCAACCGTTTTAACGGCCTTGGCACTAACAGCGTGCAACTCTACAACCGTGCCCTCGGCCACGATTAAAACCGTTACCGTAGCGGAAATCCCCCCCGTCTCTTCCGAGCTGCTGCTCGTTCACGAACGCCCCGAGCGTCTGAGTGGCGGCTCTCCCGAACAACTTTTAAACCACGCCGTCCGCTATGGCGAATACTGCCAAAAACTGGAAAAACAAATTTCCGGCTGGCAGACATGGTACAAGAAAGGCCGTCTGAAAAATGACTGATTTTGCCGACCGCGCATCCGAACGCGAAGCCATCTTTCTCTCAGAATCCCTGTCAAAGCATCGACTGTCGTCTGAAACCACCGCCAGCCTTAGTCATTGTGAAGATTGCGGTTCGCCGATACCAAAAGCAAGACAACAGGCAGTCAAAGGCTGTACGCGCTGCGTTGTCTGCCAAGAATATTTTGAACACGGATGGCCTTAAAAATGGAAAAAACCTTTATTCACATCGAGTTTTGGCAACTTGTCGGCTTTTTACTCTCATTCCTCGGCATCTGTTTCACCTTCGGCAAAATGCTGCTGGCTCAATTCCGCGAGCAGCAGGACGAACGCCAAAAACAGCAGGAACGCCTACAGGGTAAAGTCGAAATCATGGAAAACAAACTGGCGGAATTCAATGCCGGCCTGCCGCTCACATACGTCCTGCGCGAAGACTACATCCGTAATCAAGTCGTCCTCGAAGCCAAACTCGACAACGTCGCAGAAAAACTCACTGAAATCTACAAAATGGAAAGCGTAAAAAAATGATTAGCCAGGAACTGATCGCCAAACAACGGCGCGAGGGTATGCGTTGGAACATTATCAACACCCTTAATAAAGCCCGACCGCACACGACAAGCGAAACCTTCTTGTTGGATATCATGAACGCGATTTATCCGCAAACCACCGCACTGGAGCTACGCCAACAACTTGATTATCTGGCTGACCGCAAAATGGTAGACCTCAATAAAGCCCCGCACGGCCTGTGGTTTGCCGACTTGACCAGTTTAGGTGTCGATATTGCCGAATATACGGTGGAGTGCCGTGCCGGTATTGCACGGCCTGAGAAAGTATGGAGCTAGGCATGGCGCAACGCAGCAGCATTGAAAAACTCCCCGAAGCCGTCCGACATGAATTTGAACGGAAGCTGGTAGAAAACGGTTTTTCAGACTACCAAGCCATTGCCGAATGGCTGCAAGACCAAGGCTATGAAATCAGCCGCTCAGCCGCCCACCGCTACGGCCAAAAAGTGCAACGTCGTTTCGCCGCCATCAAATCCAGCACCGAAGCCGCGCGACTGATTGCCGAAGGCGCAGCCGATGAAGGCGATACCCGTAGCGAAGCCCTGATGGCCATGCTGCAAACCGAACTGTTCGACGCTTTGGTAGCCATAGGCGAAATGGACAGCGAAGAATTAAACGCGCTCGACCGTTTCGGCGTGATGGCCGAGGGTGCTAAGAAAATTAGCGGCCTGATTTCCGCCAGCACACGCCTGAAAGAGTATCAGGCCAAGGTCAAAGCCAAAGTACAGGCGGCCGCCGAAGATGTAGCCAAGCAGGCCAAGAAAGGCGGCTTGTCTGAAGAATCGGTCGAGGCCATCCGCAAGCATATTTTAGGGATTGCATCATGACGCCGTCTGAAATCCGAAATACCCGCCCATCAGAAGACCGTACCCCTACGGTCTTATTGCCGTATCAGCAGGCTTGGTGCGCCGACCAGTCGCCTGTGAAGCTGTGCGAAAAATCGCGCCGTATCGGTTTGAGCTGGGGCGAAGCAGCGGACACCGCGCTGCTGGCCGCGTCCGCCAAAGGCATGGATGCATGGTATATCGGCTATAACAAAGACATGGCCTTGGAGTTTATCCGCGACTGTGCAGGCTGGGCGAAGCATTATCAGCTGGCGGCAGGCGAAATCGAAGAAACCGAGGAAGTGTTTGTCGAAGGCGACGACCGCCAGGCCGTGTTAGCCTTCGTTATCCGCTTTGCTTCCGGCTTTCGCATTACCGCCTTATCCAGCCGGCCGTCCAACCTACGCGGTAAACAAGGCCGCGTGATTATTGATGAAGCAGCGTTCCACGAACAGCTTGGCGAGTTGCTTAAAGCGGCAATGGCCTTGCTGATGTGGGGCGGCCAGGTGCATATCATCTCTACGCATGACGGCGTAGACAACCCGTTCAACGAGTTGATTAACGATGTGCGTGCAGGGAAAAAACCTTATTCCGTCCACCGTATCACCTTTGACGAAGCGGTCGAGCAAGGCTTGTACCGCCGCATCTGTCTGCGTTTGGGCAAGGATTGGACACCCCAAGGCGAAGCCTCGTGGTGTAAGGAAATCCGCGATTTCTACGGCGAAGATGCCAGCGAAGAGTTGGACTGTATTCCGAAAAACGGCGGCGGCAAATGGCTGAACCGTGCCTTAATCGAAAGCCGTATGACCCCATACACGCCGGTTATCCGCTACGACCAGACCGACGACTTCGGCTTGCTGCCCGAACCGCGCCGTGCTGCCGAAGTAGCAGACTGGATAGCCGATACTCTGCAGCCGCTGCTCGACAGTTTAGACAAAACCCTCGTTTCTTTTGTAGGCGAAGACTTTGCCCGCTCGGGCGACCGCACCGTGATTGTGCCGCTCTTACAAAGCAAAGACCTGATTTTAAAACCGCCGTTTGTTTTGGAGCTGGGCAATATGCCGTTTGCCCAGCAGGAGCAAATTATGCAGCACCTGTTGGCCAAGCTACCCAATCTGCGCGGCGCGGCCTTGGATGCACGAGGCAACGGTCAATCTTTGGCAGAAGCCATGCGCGATGCGTTCGGCGCAGAAGTGGTGGAAGCCGTGATGCTGTCGGAAAACTGGTACCGCACCCATACCGCTCCGTTCAAAGCCGCCCTCGAAGACGGCACACTCGACGGCCTGCCGCGAGATGAAGACATCCTCACCGATTTACGTGCGTTCGAATTAGTCAAAGGCGTGCCTCGTATTCCGGACACACGAACCAAAGGTCAAGACGGTAAAAAACGCCACGGCGACGCAGCGATTGCCTTTGTCCTTGCCCATTACGCCAGCCGCGAACTCAATGCCGGACCGGTACGCGTGGCCAGCCGCCGAATCCGCCGAAAAAGCGCATTAACCAAAGGTTATTAAGGTATTTAAAGAGTACATATCATGCCCAAACCCCACCTCAAACTTAAAACCAGTCAAGGCATCATGACCTTCAAACCGCAGGATTTATCTGCCCATCTCGCCGTTTCCCGCCAGTTTTTCAGCGGTTTTAACGGCTGGCTGCCTAATCCCGACCCCGTTTTGCGCAAAATGGGCAGGCAAATCTCCGTTTACCGCGAGCTGATGCGCGACCCCTTGGTCGGCTCGTTGGTACGCCGCCGAAAAGCCGCCGTCGCACGCCTAGAATGGCGGCTTGAGGGCGAAGATACGCCCCAAAATGTCCGAGATTTTATTGATAGCTGGCTGGCTGAAACCGATGTGTACCGCCTGATTAAAGACGTTTTAAACGCCGTTTTTTACGGCTATCAGCCGATCGAGCTGATTTGGCGTACCGATTCTGCATGGCTGCCGGACAAAATGATCGCTAAACCGCAAGAGTGGTTTGCCTTCAACGACGACGGCGAGTTGCGTTACATCCAAAACGGCCTGACCGATACCATTCCCCCACCTTATAAGTTTCTCTGCCCGACACATGAGGCAGATTATCTCAACCCCTACGGCTTAGGCGATTTAGGCTTAGTTTTTTGGCTGGTCACCTTCAAACGCGGCGGTCTTAAATTTTGGATGCAGTTCACAGAGAAATACGGTGCGCCTTGGCTGATTGGAAAAGAGCCGCGTTCCAATACCCCGCAGGATACCGACAAACTGCTGGACGCGCTCGAAGCCTTGATCGGTAACAGTGTCGGCACTATCCCCAACGATTCCAGCGTTGAAATCCACGAGGCAAGCGGCAAGGCATCATCTATTGATGCTTACGACAAGCTCATCCGTTATTGCCGATCCGAAATCAGCATTGCGCTGCTAGGACAAGACCAAACCACTGAAAAAGACAGTACCCACGCCAGTGCTACCGCCGGTTTGGAGGTTACGGACGACATCCGTGACGGCGATACTCGTATTGTTGAGGCGGCATTAAATCAGTTGATAAAGTGGGTGGTAGAGATTAATTTCGGAGATGTATCTGCACCGAAATTCGTGCTGTTTGAAAACGAGGAGAGCGGCACAAAAGAGCGTGCCGAAAGAGATAAGATGATGGTGGATGCCGGTGCTAAGTTTACCAATCAATACTGGCAGCGCACATACGGCCTTGAGAACGGCGATTTGGCGGACGAAGTCCAACCAACCCGAGAAGGCAGAACTGCCGATTTTGCCGAGTTCGATTTGACGGATGCAGGTTTGGTCATCGACGGACTTGCCCCCGATACAGGCATCCTGAATAAACAAGGCGAACGGCTGACTGCCGTTCTAGTGGCTGAATTAAGGCAGGGAGAAACCACCGAGAACCTGCTTGACCGTCTGTCCGCCGCCTATCCGAATATGGACGATACCGCCTTACAAAACGAGTTGGCACGCCTGATTTTCCTTTCCGACTTAGTCGGCAGGATTGAAGTGGTACAGGAGCTTAAATCATGAACCCTCAAGATATTAAAGCCGTCTTCGGCATGACGCCGGAAGCCGCCGTCGCCTATCTAAAGCAAAAAGGCATTGCCGTATCTTGGGATTGGCAGGATATGTTGGACGACGCGCATGCCACTGCCTTTACGGTGGCCAAAACCGCCAAAATGGATGTACTCTCCGACATCTATTCCGCCGTCGTCGATGCCGCTGAACAAGGGCGGACACTGGAAGAGTTCAGCCGCGAACTCGCCCCCGTCTTGCAACGCAAAGGCTGGTGGGGCAGGCAGGAAGTTAAAAATCCCGAAGGCGAAACCCAAAGCGTACAGCTCGGCAGCCCCCACCGCCTGAAAACCATCTATCTGACCAATATGCAGTCAGCCTACATGGCGGGTCGCTACGCTGAAATGATGGACTCCATCGATACGCACCCTTATTGGCAGTACGTTGCCATCAACGACAGTCGCACCCGCGAAACCCACCGTATGATGCACAACCGTGTCTATGCCGCAGACGACCCTGTTTGGGATACCTTATATCCGCCTCTTGATTTCCGCTGTCGGTGCCGCGTCAAACCCCTGTCGCGCAGTGAGGGCGAAGGGCGCGTTCAACCCCGTCCGACGCTTGAAACCATTACTGTCGATATAGGTTCAAATCCCTATACCGGCGAGGATCGTTACGCACAGCGTACCGGCATCCGTCTTAATAACAAATTTATTGCCCCAAACGCAGGCTTCAATGCTAGCCAAGGCAAATCTATGCTGTCTCGCATGGCGCAAATCGCCGTAGACAAAGCACAGGCAACCCATCCGGACATCGCTCGTATCGCCATCAAGACCATGATGACTAACCAAAAATTCAAAAACGCCTTAACCCCCGAATCGTTGGCATGGGTACGTGAATTATTGGGGAGCTGACCATGCTTGAAATTAAATTAGACGCAGACCGGCTCAATCACGGTTTAAGTACGCTGCTCAACAACGCCACCAATACCCGCGCCATGATGCGGGGCATCGCCACCGAGTTGCTGTCTATGACCGAAGATAACTTCGAATCCGAAAGTTGGGGCGTACAACAATGGAAACAAAGCCGTCGCGCCGCAGACGAAGGAGGCAAAACCCTGCAAAAAAGTGGGCAACTTGCCGCTAGCCTGACAACACAGGTCGGCAGCAACTATGCTCGCATCGGCAGCAACAAAAAATACGCCGCCATCCACCACCTCGGCGGTCAAGCAGGTCGCGGCCACAAAACCAATCTCCCCGCGCGCCCCTATCTCCCCATCAACGGCAACAACCAACCTCAACCAGACGCCGAACGCCGAATCCTAGACATCGCCATCGCTGCCCTCAAAAAAGGACTCTGACAACAAAAAAACGGACGAGAAAACCCGTCCGTTTTTTGTTTCACTACCTGCAACTCTTTTTCACTTTTCCTATCCCCCATCATCCTACTTCTTCCCACTTCTTCCCATTTATCTCATCATTCCCTATATATTTATCTCATTAGGTTTCAAAAGGGATGAGTTGAATATTTATCGATGATAAATATTGTGTATAAGTGTTTTAAAAGACCGTCTGAAAAGTGTTTTTCAGACGGCCTTTAAGTTTAACAAGCTTAACTATGCAGTTTGTGAGGCTTGTTTATTTGGAAGGTGGTTGGGCATATCCGTTATCGGCTGGGAATGCGTCAGGTTCGCTATTTTTTTGCGTCGGGTCGTATAGTTCAAAAATAGCCGTACCAATTACACCTGTATTTTTGATGGAGCCTTTATCCGAGTTTGCAGCGTAAGAGTCTTCTGGGTTGCTGAATACAAAAGATGCTACAGCATCATCACTTTTACGGAAACCTTCGATTACCAGTGAATCATGTGGGTACAGAACATAGCCATCTGAGTATCTGCTGGCAGCCTGGCCTGAGATGACATCCAAACCATCTACGCTGGCTATAATTTCCAAAGTTTTATTGCTATTGTTCTTATAAACCAAACGGTATGACTG